CGTGGAATTGTGCTTCCATTGTATGCACTAACGGATTTTCCATGCCTGACGCTATTGGCGACTACCTGAACAGTATCGCGCGGTATCCACTTTTAACACCGCAACAAGAGATACAACTTGGCCGCCGCGTCGCAAAGTGGAGAGAATTAAAGGATCTTGAAAGACCTTTAACAACACAAGAACGCCGTGAGCTACGTAGCGGCGAACGCGCACGGCAAAAGTTCATGCAATCCAACCTCCAACTGGTGGTACATGTTGCACGCAAGTACAGCAAGCGCAACACGCAAACGCTTGACATGCTGGACTTGATCCAAGAAGGCAACATCGGTCTTGCGCGTGCTGTTGAGCTGTTTGACTACAGTCGCGGCTACAAGTTCAGCACCTATGCCTACTGGTGGATTCGTCAATCCATTGGCCGCGCATTGATTCAATACGATCCAATCATCAGACTGCCGCTTGGCGTGCATGAAATGCTGATCAAGCTAAACAAAACAGCACAGGCATTTGCGCAAGAGCACGGACGTACAGCGACCATAGTGGAGCTTGCAGCAGTGCTTGATGTGACTCCCAAGGTGATATCTGACACATTGCAACAGGCTTATCGGGTCACAAGCCTTGACAAGCCTGCGCAAGATGAATCGTCTAACATCTTGGACATCATCGCCGATCAAAGGCAATACGATGTTGAATACGATTGGCAACTTGAAACTGTGCGTGATTACTGCGATGAGCATTTAGATGATCGCACGCGTGAAATCATCTATGCGCGCAACAGTCGCAATCCAGTGCCATGGAATGATCTAGAGAAGCGCATGGGTTTATCACGCACGCGCATGTGCGAAATACAAAAGCGTGGCATCAATCGCCTTCGTATGCTGATAGGCAACCCGCTGGCAGGCACTCCGCTTGGTACCAACAATACAGAAAGTCGGGAACATTTGGAGGGTATGCCTAGCGGGAATGTGTAAAGACCACCAGCAAGAATGGCAGGCTAAAGTGTTTTATCATCAGATGCTTGAATCCAGTGCAGCACAGCAAGCTCACGATCTAGTAGATAAGAATTCTGCTGATTGAACCATTGCTGCCATTCTTCGCTGCCTTTATTTCGATTGCATGGCCTGCAGGCTGGCACAAGATTAGTCGTCACAGTAGCGCCGCCTTTATGGCGCGGCTTGACGTGATCTAACGTGTCAGCCAATTCTCCGCAATAAGCGCATTGATGCTGCCATGCTTCAAAGATCTGCTGCCTGAATTTATGTTTTGCACTGCGTTTTGGGACGAGGTTTGCGCCATCAATGCAGTGATCCAAGCAGTGGAGTCGGCTACACCAGCTTAGTAATCCCAGCGCACGCGTGGCCTGCCGCGACGCATTCCTAAATGCACAAATCCTTTAGGTGCGCCGTAGCCAAGTGAATACGGCCAGTTAGCGTCGCACCACTCTTGCACGTGATTGATGTTGACTTCACGGATATAGAAATCAACTGCGCCAACATCAGGTGCATCGTATAGATGCTCGCTGCCACTGGAGCCGCCTACCGCTGCATTGATGGCACGCGGACGGTATCCACTGGTGATGACCACAGGCTTGCCGCCAAACTTGGCGCGTGCACGCTCAAGGAATGCTGCTAGCTCTGCTGCTGTGTCGAGCTGATATTGATGATCAAACCGCCGTGCCTCTTGAAACAACGCAAACTCACCAAGCTGTATGTGCGGCGTGATGCGTGCGATGAATGCACTATTGGGCGACAGCTTGGCGGGATCCTGCTGTTGCTCGCCAGTCCACAGCCGGCCTTCTGCGCGGCGGCGGCGCAGTAATCCTGCCTCTACAGCACTGCCTGGGTTGCGGTACAACTCCATCGCTGCTGGCACTGCACTCCAATCCTTGCCGGCAAGGCATTTGCTGATGGTTTCAAACCCAGTGCTGTCGTAGAAGCCAGCGCCAAGGTTATAGGCGAACGAAATCAACGCGCATTGCTTGTTGCCCGTCATCTCATTCCAAAACGGCACGCTGTTGCGCAGTTTTGCTGCGATGTGCTCCACTTCAAGCGTCAGCAACTGATCAGCGTCAATCACGGTGATCTTGTCACCGCGTTGTACCTTGCTGCCATCTGGATAGCGCGTGGTGCCGTAGCCGATGGTTGCCACATCCCATCCATGCAGCGGATCAGGGTAAGCGCTGAGATGCACGCCCTCAAACTCTTTAATGAGTTTTATGGCTGGCTCATAACTGTGCAGCTTGCCGCCAGCCTGCCAGGTTTTATACCACGGTTGATCCTTGCTAAAGACTTGCGGCGCAACCTTTACCAGCTCAGCCTCCAATTCAGAGATGGCAGCCATTTGATGCGGCGTGCCATGCTTGTAATACTTAAACAGATCGGTCAGCTTGATCATCGCTTAACCAATGGAGTGACAACACCAGCAAGCACTTCAATAGCCCTATAAAGTTTGACCGCAAGTTTGGCGGTTTTTCTTAGTGCTTTGTTGTCCTTTGGTGTTGGTGTCAAATTGACCACGATCAACGCGACGCCATGAACGGCAACTGCCAAGGCAATGTAATCAGCAAGGCGATCCATAGTTAACGAGCCCGTGGCTGTGCCTCTAGTTTAGATACCCTTTGCTCAACCGTATTTAACCGCGTAAAAGTCTCCTTGCGGTCTTCTTTGATATCAGTGTGGAGCACTTCTAGCTGAGTAGCGATGTGCTCCACGGCGCTGGTCAGTCGAATCACCGCATCTCGCGCTTCATCATTGCGGCGACTAAAACCCATTGCGCCCATTGCGGCAACGGAGATCGACGCCCCGGCAACAGCAGCGATCAGCTCGATCATACAAACAGCTTAGCTACCAGCTAGGATTGACGCCTAGACCTTTCTGAGATCTAGGCGTTCCCGTAGAGGCCGGCTGCGGGCACCAAGGTGGACACCGCGTGAGGACCCACCACCGGCCAACCACTATTCACCAGGGCACGCCGGCTGCCTTGGTGGGATTGCGCTGTTGATCGAGTTGTTCCTGCAAAGCGGCTTGAATTTCTGCAACTTTTTCGTCGCCACCAAGAGCTTCTTTAACCCAGCCGATCACGGTGTCTTCCGTGAGGTCGCTGTAGGGAATCAAATTGTCGGGGCGTTGGAAGCCGATGCTGCCGTAGGCGCCGCTGGTGTAGGTGCCGTCATCAGCATTCACGGTGTAGTGAGCGGTAAAGACGAAGCCGTCATCGGTTTCGCGCTCGAGGGTGTTGATACCCCAAACGAAGTTGGTGGCCATAGTAAGAACCGTGTGCAGTTGCAGGTTAGTAGTGTTGCAACCTGTTGAATAGGCCGGTTGCCCGCCTAGTGAAGGGGACCTAGATGCCTGCTGCAGTTAAGCGAGCCTCAAGACTCTCGATCTTGGCAACAGCTTCCTGCAGCGCAGCCGTTAGCAGGGGCACCAGCTTGGATTGGTCGATGCCTTGATACTGAGGTTTGCCGTCAGCGTCGACGGCATCCTTCTCGCCAGTGATGGCTTCAGGCACCACGCTTTGCACCTCGTGGGCGATGAAGCCGTCAACAGTGCAGCCAGGAGCGGCAATAAAGTTGAAACGGCTGGGTTTCAGTTGCTGTAGACGGGTGATGCCGTCAGTGACTGGGGTGACGTTTTCCTTGAGTCGGTAGTCGGAAGATGTGTTGTAGGAGGTGGCTGTAGTCGTTACAGAAATAGTACCAGGATTATTTGTATCTCTATAGAAATCGACGATAACTCCATCAGATCCTTTGCGATTGAGGACCAGGGTGGGAATCTGATTCGTTACCGCTTGAAGATTACCATTCGAGAAAAGACTAATTCCAACAGTGTTGTAGTCGCCAGTTACATTGCCAACAAAAACGTGCCCGGCTTGCGTAATCCTCATCCGCTCCGTCGGAGAACTTGCCCCGTCGGCAGTAGTGGAGAACACTAGACGGCCTGGCATGTCATTAGCGCCAGGGGTGCCGTCTACATTGCAAGTTATTTGTGCTGCGACTGATTCGATGTCCGTACCATCGGCACCACTCCATTGGATAGACCCAAGGGAATCTCCGTTTTGAACAACGGTTACGCCACCATTGGAGCCTGATCTAGATTTTGCCAAAGTAAACTTAGGCCCTGCTCCGTTGTCGCCATTGTTGCAAACGCCAATATTGGCAATGTCGCCGCCAATGGTTGCACGCTCAACTTGTACAAATGGGATATTCCCATCACCATAACCACGCGCACTAGACGTGCCTACTAGGAGCCTGCCGGAGCTGTCGATGCGGGCGCGTTCGGTGCCTGCTGTGTAGAACCTAGTATTGTCTGGCGATTGAATGTAAAAACCGTCAGATCGAGTCGTTTCAATCGAGCCGCCATCAATAGTTGTGCTGGCTGTAGTGTCGGTGACCGTCAAGCGTGAAAGCGTTGGAGCACCGCCAATCCCAACATTTCCACTCGCATTCACGAACACCCTGCCAGACCCACCAGTGCTGATGGCTACTTGGTCTGCGCCGGGGGAGTAGAGCCCCGTATTCGTGTCGCCCGAGAAGTAGAGCCCCGGCGATCCAGCCGAGCCGGCGATGATGCCGAGCGCGCCGGTCATTACGTCGCCGTTGACGTCCACGAACGTGCCGGACTCACTGCGCCATGCCGAGCCATCCCACACCTTGAACACGTAAGTGCCGCCGGTGGTATCCAGCCACTGCTCACCTACTGTGTTACCGGTTTCGCCGCCGCTAGCCGGGCTGGCATTTGGTGCCGTTGTGCCGACGTGCACCGGACCAACTTTGATCAGCGCACCTGCGGAATCCTTGAAAAACAGCCCAGGACTTGCCGTATTGGTATTAACAGCAATCTGCCCATCGGACATCGCTGCGGGAGTCGGGCGCTTATTTGCAGTGCTGCTACGCAGGTGCTGGATAGTCATTCCTTAACGCCTACTGGCCGGAAGTTACCCTTACAGCTTAGTAAGTGCCGTCGCTGTAATTCAGATTGCCCACGCCGATTGCCACGGTGGTGTCAAATGTGGCGACACCAGTTACATCAAGCGTTCCAGGGATGTCGATGTTGCTGGCCCATTCCACGTCGGTGCCACCGGATGCGGTCTGCAGCAGTTGGCGTGCAGTGCCGTTTGCCAGCTTGCTAACGGCAATCTCAGCAGTGGCAGAGATGTCAGCATTGACGATGCTGGCGTTACCAGAAACCAGCACATTACCGCTTTGATTCGGCAGCGTGATTGTGCGATCAGCAGTTGGATCAACGACGGTAAGCGTTGTTTCGTAGTCGTCGGCTGTGCTGCCTTCAAAGATAAGATTGGCATTGTTCATCGTCAGGCTGCCAGTCATCGTGTCGCCCGCTTTGGCGACCTTTTCACTGTCTAGCTCTTGGATTGCAAGCTGAACATTGGTGGCGAGGATATTGCCTGCAGGTGCAAAGCTGACGTTGGTGGCAATCTGCGAACCGATGGCGCTTGAAACGTCGATCAGATCCCAGCTTGTGCCATTGGACAGGATCATGTCCGGCGGCGCCAAGGCTTCCGCCGGGGCATTGCCCGTGCCGGTTCCAGAGTCCGACACAACGAGGTAATACCGGTTGTTGGTGCTAGACGCCGCAGGTAGCGCGACACCAGCAGACAAACCGACTGCGGCGCCAGCAGTGGTTACTGATGCAACTTGATTGATTGCAGCGTTGTACGTACCCGCGTAAATCAGTTCGCCGGAAATAATCGTTACCGGCAGCCATGCAGAACCCGACCAGATATAAAGGTCTTGATTGATTTCGTCGTAAAAATACTGACCCTTGAAAGATGCGTTGGGGAATACAACATTGCCACCGGTATCAACAGCGCCACCGAATAGCACGGTGGATTGATCGGCAAGCTTTGGTGCTGTGATGGCACCAGAGCCAATCAATGATGCGCTGAACGTACCAGTCGTGATCTTGCTGGTATCAAGCGAAGGAATATCGGCAGCGACAAGGTTGCTTGATCCTGTGACCAAGCCACTGCTGTTATACGTGATCTTTGTGGCAGTAGCGCCGGTGACGGTGTTGGAGATGCTGAGAACACCAGCACCATCAGCCGAAAGCCCAGTGCCGACAGAAATGGTGCCGCGGACAGATGCAGATGCAATTGGCAACTGAGTTGCCGTTAGCAGCGGGATATCAGTTGTCGTGAGCGCCCTGAAGCTTGGAACAGCACTGCCGCCAGCGGCCGGACCAGCAAGCACCGTATTGGCAGATTGCGCAAGAAACTCGCTGCCGTCTAGATCATTGGCAAGCTTGGCAGCAGTGATGTTGCCGTCAAGGACTTTGGCAGTGGTGACCGCATTGGATGCCAGCGCAGTTGCGTCAACGGCGCCTGCAGCAAGCTTTGCGGTTGTGACCGCACCATTTGCAACCTTTGCAGTTGTGACCGCATCACTAGCCAGCTCAGATGCGCCAACACTGCCGTCTGCAATCTCAGATGCACCAACGGCGCCAGCGGCAATCTTCGCTGCAGTTACCGCATCATCAGCAATCTTTGCTGTCGTAACCGCTAAATCCTGGATTGCCGCTGTATCAACGGCATTATCGGCAAGCTCACTGCTTCCTACGGCATCTGCTGCAATTTGCGCAGCCGTGATGGTATCCGCGGCAATTTGAGTTGCGGTTACGGCGCCAGCCGCCAACTTGGCAGTTGTAATTGCTCCGTCAGCAATCTTTGCCGTTGTCGCGGCATTGCTGGCAAGTTGAGTTGCGGTTACGGATGCGCTAACAAGCTTGGCGCCATTGATTGAGCCATCGGCAAGGTTTAGCTTGGTATCTGCAATCGTGCCATCAGCAATCTTTGCATTGGTTACAGCACCATCAGCAAGCTTGTTATTGGTTACAGAGCCTACGGCGAGTTTTGCTTCGGTAACGGCAAGTGCTTGAATTGCTGCGGTATCTACTGCGTTATCTGCAAGCTCGGAATCACCGATGGCGCCAGCTGCAATCTGGCTTGCAGTAATTGTGTCATTAGCAATCTTGGCTGCTGTAATAGCGCCGTTTGCGACTTTAACGGTTGTTACCGCATCATCTGCAATTTCACTTGTAGTAACTGCCGCTATGGCAATTTGGGTGCTTGTAATTGAATCCGTTGCGATCTTGGCGCCAACAATCGAGCCGTCAGCAAGATTTAACTTTGCCGCAGCAATTGTTGCATCTGCAATTTTGGTATTGGTAACCGCGCCATCACCAAGCTTGGTGTTGGTTACTGCGCCAGTAGCAATCTTTGCTTCTACGACCGCTGCCGATGCAATGGCTGCGCTGTCTACAGCATCATCAGCAAGCTCACTAGATCCAATCGCGTTTGGCGCAATCTGCGTTGCAGTGATTGTGTCATTAGCGATCTTGGCGGCCGTGACGGCCAAATTGGCAATTGCTGCGGTATCTACTGCGTTATCTGCTAGCTCAGATGTGCCAACAGCGTTTTCTGCAATCTGCGTTGCAGTGATGCTGCCGTCTTGAAGCTTGGCGCCGGCGATAGTGTTATCAGCAATCGCGCCAACGCCTGCAGTGACGACCGCGGCAACAGTGATCTTCTTGGTCTCTGCCGTGCTGACGTCGGCAATTGGCAACACGTCAACGGTTGCCTGGGTATCGGCGGCTAGCAGCGGATTGAGCTGCGTAATCTTCTGATCAGCCACTGCTAAGAAACCGGACGCTTATGGTCCAGTTTAGGATGGAACTTCCAGAAGAATGCCAAACCCAGATTCCTGCAGCACCTTGTCTTGTGGATCTTGTTCCTGGAGTAGATAGCCTGATGGCAAATCAAACAGAAGCCGGATAGGTCCAGTGGTGACAAAACTGATCTTGCTATGAATTGGCTGATCTGCCATCAACTCAGTTGCTACTGATGTAATGACGCAATCGGCTACATAAAACAGCTCTTTTCTAGCTTCGACATTATCAATCAACGATCCAATCGGCACTGCATTGGATCGCTTCATCAAAAACACGCCAACAAACTCGGCACCTATCTCTTGTCGCAACGCTAGCTGGTGCATGTAGATCGCTGACTCTTCTGTGCCAAGGTAGTCAGGTGCTCCGCCGCGCCATGCTGTGTCGAAAAAGCAATCGATCTCTCCACTGCCAGAAACAAGCGTTGACATGCGCTGCCGAAAGCCATCGCCAAGGCTTGTGTATTCCGCAGTGTCCCTATCCGTATTGAGCATCCAGCTCACTGTTTGAGCTAGGTAAGCATCGTCTTTTGCAACGATCTCGTAGCTTACCCGATACGAAGATGCCGGTGTTGTTAGGGCTATTGCGTCAGAAACGTTTCCGTTCAATGCCTTTTGCCAAGTAGAAAAAAGCCTGATGCCGCCTACGCTGTCAACGTTGACGTACCACTGACCGTCGTTTCTTCTGATGCCGTCGCTCCATCCTGCGGTAGCGACAAAATCAAGCACTTCGGCAGTTGGCAAGCCTGCAGCATCAATGCGCCTAAACCAGACCCGATCGCCAGTGATTAAACTGCTGACTTGATCCTGCAGGCCAAATCGTTTGGCCGCTACGTCTACGTCGGATGGCGTCAGATTGCTGTAGATGCGTTCGGATTTTTTCCGACCAATGCGGATGCCGCCAGCTTCGCCAATCCAGATAGCCATCAGATAAGGTTCACGGCTGTGAGCGGACCGCAAACGGTGAAGTTAATGCTTGCTTGAATAATCTCACCAACAGTTGCGGCAATCTCCACGCTAGTGAGTGCGCACTTGAATCGCACAGCTCTGGTAGTGCTGCCGCCAGAGAATCGCAGCTCTAGCGTATGCGTTGGCTCTGTTGGCGTCTGTGCGGTTCGCAAAAGGTCATCCATGATGGCACGACCTTCAATTAAGTTTGCGGCATTCTCGTAATAGAAAATGGTGGCGCTGCCAGTGAATGACTGCACGCCATAGACGTAGTTGCGGGCAAAGTCGCCAAGGCTCGTGGTCTCTAGGACGTCAGCGTTAGCCGAAAAGCTCCAGTCGCTGGCGCGCGCCACCTGCACGTTGTCAACCAATAAGGAGCCATCAATCCCGGTGTACTGCTTAGCCATGCGCCGTACGTACTGGAGTCTTTAGTTAATTGTAGCCGTGGCTCAAGCTCTGATTGCTAGCAGAGATACAGAGGCATTGCCGATGCCAGGCGCTGTCCATTCAATGGTTGGAGCAGCGGAGTAACGCCATTTGTAGCCGGATGGTGTTACGCCGCCGTAGCTCGACATGCCGGCAAAGATATCTGCTGGCAAATCGAAGTCTTCGTATGTACCCTTGGCCGTGGCGTAGTGGTTTGTGATCAGCAGGAATATTGCTTCGGTCAGATTCTGAAAGCCGAGCGACAGCGTGGCTCCAATCGGATTAGGTCCAAGCAGCACACGAGCTTCGTAGCCGGACAGTGCCGTAAAAGATTGGACGGGTTGCGAGCCTGGCGTCCACGTCCGTGATGATGGCTTGATGCTTGGGAAAGATGCAACGGTCATGATCAGATGCCAGTAAGCATGTCTAAAGCCACTTGGCTAACGCCAGCGGCTGTCGTCGGAAAGTGAGTAGCTTCCACGCTAAAAATACCGTTAGCGCCTTCGGTTACTGTATCAACTTGATAAAAGATGGTTTTACTTTCGCCCGCGGCAAAGCTTGAACCGTAGTCCCAAGTGGTGCTGATGATGTCAGTTGGCGCAAGGTTGCCAATCAGCTCAGTGGTTTGGAATGACACTGTATGCGTTGTCAACTTGCGGCTAGCAAGGATATAGCGCCCAATCAACGTGGCATGATTTTCGGTTGTACAGAACTCCTCCATGTCGTACTGCTCAAATGGTCCGTCAATAGCTGTATTGGCGTAGCGGACCTCATTGGTGCGCGGCGTGCCATATACGGAATCTGTTTGCGCGCGCCAAGTCATTAGCGCGCAGAATGGCTTGCGTTGATTGATGTCGATGTACTCTTTCTGATACGTGCCAGCAACAATGTTGCCGTCGTTGAACACGTGAACCGGTGTTATGACTGCCGTGCTGACATTGAATGCGCCATCAAGCGGCAGCACCGGCTTGAGCCCAAACTTGCCATTGATCTGCACAAATCGCAGCAAGAAAAGCGGCGCAACGCGAGTCAGGTAGTCGCGCAAGTTAACGCTGTTGGCTAGTACACCATTGAAAAACAGCTCATACTTTGCGTTAAATCTTTCAGCACCTTGAAACGATGGCAAATCAATGAGCTGCGTCGATACCTTGTTTGCATTTTTAAGCAGGTAATATGCAAGATCTGGGAAGCTGCAACTGCTACCGCTGCCCCCAAGCACTCGATCAATCTGCACGCCATTGCGGACAAAGCACCGCACCTGCTGCTTGTAGATACCAGTCTCTGCGTCTACGGCATAGCGACCACGAACGGCAAGCGTGCTCATGCCGGCAAAGGATCCGCCAGAGCCAGCGAACAACGGCAGGTTGGTGACAGCGCCAGGGACAAACGGAGTTGTGATTGTTGTTGATATTTTTTGCGTATATTCAAGACTTGAGTATGTGGCATAGGTTATGCCTCCAGATGAGCTGCCAAGATAACCCGGAAAAGCTGGCAAGCTTGTGCGGATCCACTTAAAGGTAGTCGGAGTGGCAAACGTATATGTCTTGCTGACATTGCCTGTATAGGTACCGTCACTGCTTTCTAAAAGCGTGTTGCCAGAGTACGCCTCCCACCTTGCGAGGTAGCCGCCTGCCGCATTGGGATCTGCGGAAAAACGTACATCAGAATTTTCAAACGAAATTTTAGTGCAGTTGGTTACGGTCAACGTATAAGTATCGCCTGCAAAAGCAAACCCTACATTTGTATCCGCATAGTTGATTGTTTCAGTGTTGGTTGTTGATGTGGCTGGTGTGTCTGGGCCGATTGACGACAGCGTATAGTTGTAGCCACTTGCAGGAAGTGTGTTATAAGCGTTGGTGATTCCGTAACCAGATAGGGTATTAACTCTGACAGGGCCTTTCCATACATCAGCTTCGGCGATTGCTGGAATCTGCCCGTCGCTGATGACAAGTCCAAACGCAAAGTAATCGCCTGTATTGGCGTTTTCTTCAACGCCGTATCTAACAGCAGGCGGCGTGACCCACGCTCCGCCAACGCCACCGGCCTGCCTGCAGAACACCAGCGGTATAGAGTTACCGGTTGCCGCAATGCGCTGCTGCGCTGTAGCGCCCTGCTCAACTGTGAGCAACGCTGCCAACTCATCCTTGCGCAGGTTGGTGGTGATCGGAGCTGATGCGCTTTGCGGTGCAATGTAGTTCGGGTTGCTTGTCATATCTTGGGCGGCTCTCCGATCAGCGTAGTTGTGAATTTGCGCGGCGGCGCCTGGGCCTCAACGGGATTCAAGCTAGATCCAATCTGGATCGATATCGATGTTTCATTCTGACTTGCGCTGATCAGCTCGCCGATATAACTAGCAAATAGCGCTTTAGCAGCTGGTGGTGAGCCGCTAACTGTTGGCGTGAATTGGTAAAAATTTAGCTCAACAAAATAGCCATTGGCTAAACCGGTTTCAATGATACTGACAATATCATTGCTGGCCGCAAAATCAACGCTTAGGCTCTGCTGACCGCCCGTTGCATTGGAAACGATAGCGTTGACATTGAACGGATAAAACGTGTGACTATCAACAATCTGGCTAGGCCAATAGCTCTGATAACGAGCAGCAACACTGTTGTAGTCGGACTGCCTGAAGGCTAAAAAACTAGCAATGCCAATCGTCATCGCGCTACTCCAATGGTCCTACGCAGTGATGGATTGCTCTGCAGTTGACTCAGCGCCATATTGGCGCCTTGACGTGCCGCCGTGGATGTTGCCTGCTGCAGGTCACTCATCGTGACGTAGTTTGTGCCGCCCATCTGGGTCACAGGGCCGGTGGTGATATTGACTTGCGGCGTGGCCATGCTTGGAGCGCCGACTCCGTAACGGCTGATTCCGCTTTGGGCATATACAGGCGTTGGCGCCATGGTGTTAATTCCAAGCTGCTCTAGTTCACGCAAAGAGCTTTCATATTTCTGGCGTTGCTGTGCTTGTAGATATGGTCTTTGAAGTTCGGCGATTCGCATTTCTGCTTCTGTCAGAATGCCTTGCGCAATAAGAGGCATGCTTACCGGAGCTTGCATGGCTTTCTTGAGAGCGGCATCCCAAATTGCTCGCCCTTCCTCTTGCAATGCGACGTTTGAAACTGCATAGGCACCGCCGAATTCCGTGCCGCCGTAGGCGCCGCCCAAATTGCGAATGCGATCAGCTTCCGCCGCGGACCTAGCCATGTTTGCCGCTAGTTCAAACGATTGAATTTTTGCGTCTTTCAATGCTGCAGCAGCTTGAACATAAGAATC